TGCCTTCTCCGCTGGAGTACCTGCGTTGTCATACAGGCTCAAGTAAACATCCGCACTGTTAGTCCCATCCTTATTGGAAAAATAAATAGCGTGTACTGTTTTTTCGCCAGTAGTATCAGATGTTACTAATGCCTGAAAGCTGGTTGTCAACGCCAGTTCCTTTGTTTGAAAATCATTTGCCATTTGTTAGCCCCCCAAGGCTATAGCCATCGCTACGGCTGTCCCTGCCGAATCTGCTGTAGATGTAATTGTTAGTGTTTCATTACCACCATCGTTGTTTTCAGTGAATGAAATAAGAGTACCCGCTACAAGTTTCCCGTTTAAATATCCTGCAGTAGTATCGTTAGCACTCACGCCAGCTTTTACGTCGGTGTCGGAAGTAATTGCATTCCACGCAGAACCATCGTAATACTTTAGGGCATTAGAAGTTGTGTTATACGCAAGATCACCTTCATCTAGAGAAGTTGTAGGATCTGACGAATCTACTCTATATCGTTCAGCAAAACTGTTAACGCCAGTAATATTTGTCGCTGTAGTATTAACATTAGCAATCGATCCGCTAACTGTATTAACACTGGCTATCGATCCAGCTACTGTGTCCATTGCAGTCACATTAGCTGATGTACCAAGCGTATTCATATCAGCTACTACGTCTGCTGTACCCAAGGTATTTAAGTCTGCAACCACATCGGCAGTACCTAAAGTATTCATGTCTGTAACTACATCTGCTGTAGCAAGAACATTCATATCTGTAACTACATCGGCAGTACCAAGTATACCCATGTCAGTAATTACACCAGCAACACCCAACAATCCAATTTCAGTAGCCTTACCAGCAACTGCTGTTACGTCACTAGAAATTCCAGCAACAGTCGTTACATTCGCCGATATACCACTTACGGTATTAATATGACCCTGATCTGTGGAAGTTGGTGTAGTTCTCAGCCAAGTTGTATTCCCAAGATCATAGACCATCATTACGTTATTGGTCGTATTGAAATATAAAGCACCATCAACTAACGCATTTGAATCATTATCCAATGTTGGATCGGAACTCTTGACTCCCAAATACCGATCATCGAATGAGTCATAACTTGCGGCAGCAGATGTTGCTGAACTCGCGGCTGCTGTTTCTGAACTTGCAGCAGCGGTCGCACTGGACGCACTTGCAGTCGCGCTTGTCGAACTAGCCGAAGCTGATGTCGAACTAGCAGAAGCTGATGTCGCAGCAGCATCGGCATTGTATTTTGCGGAGTAGGAAGTTCCATCTACCGTGCCACTAGCTTGCATTGCCCAATCTTTAGCAGACCCAGCAGCTACAGTTGTACCTACGGCATACTCTTTTGCACTGTATTCAGATGTATCAACTAAGACGCCCGTCGCCCACTCTTTAGCCGCACCTTTGGAGGCTGTTGTGGTGACGCCCGTACCACCCACGGCCCATGCTTTGGCAGAGTGATCAGAAGTTGCTCCGCTGACCCCACCGTTAACCTTTTGGGCATAGTCCTTCGCGGACCCACCCGTACTAGCCGCCGTGCCTTGTGCATATTCTTTACTCGAATAAGATGCTGTATCAACAAGGCCAGATGCTATGGCCCACTCTTTTGATGCACCTTTCCCTGATGTAGTTGTTACACCTGTTCCACCAATAGCATAAGCTTTAGCGGAGTACTCACTGCTTGCTACAACACCGTCTGTTTTCTTAGCCCACTTCCTGGCCTCTTCCACATCAAGCATTAACTCCCACTTGGAAGCTGCTAGATCAGTCGAGAATGTACCGGAAGTATGCGCTACGATACAAATGTAGAGGTTATCAGTAGATCCGCCAGCAGCACCGTCTACCACGACATCTCTCAATGTATATGCAGTAGATGTTGCCCATGTTCCTTCCCAACTTCCAACTCCCGCTTGTAGTTCTATTGCACCTAGTGAATCGAATCCTATTGCTTTAGTTGCTCTAGTTGCAGCGTTTGCTGTAATAGCAAAATCTGTTTGCGGCGAACCTTCATCAGGCAATTTTAATGCGCGTTTATGATTGGTTTGACCAGAATCCCATGCTGTTACAAGGGCATCGAAGTCTCCTTTGACAACGTCGCCTCTGGCGAGTGTACCCTTGGTATAGGAACCTTGCCTTGTATAATAATCGTTAGCCATTAGCGGCGAGTCCTCCTTGGCGAGTAATGCACCGTCACACCCTGTACGATGTGCGGCTTCTCATAAGTTGCTTCAGACAATATAAGTATTCCCATATTTGTTCCTATACCGTCTATATTTTCTTCTGATGTAGAAACAGTTGCTGCTGTCCAGTTAAATAAATTCCAGTTATTAATATTCCAATAACCACCACCACCAACTATAGAAAGAGTTTTTGATTGTGGTGCTGGGGTTTCTGGATCAGCATACGAATAATCTGGAGTAAAACTTAAACTAACATCTGAATCTGCTGTTAATTCAAAATGAATCTTTCTAAATCTCTTATCCCTAGTGGGCGTATCGTAATGGTAATACGACGTTCTAAGCATCGCTTCTATAGCAGTACCATCAAATGAGTTACCCTTATCCATCTGATAAACATAACCATCAGTAGATCCAAAGAATAAAACCTCATCACCATTCGAATCTTCTACAGAACATACTGTTTTAACAACCTTTCCTAAATCAGTTCTGATGAATCCTGACAATCGACCACCAGTAAAGGTTCCATAAAGCCCACTACCATCGCTGAAGAATATTCTGTATTGATCCTTAGATCTAACTCTTACTGAAGATATTGCCGTACCTTTCTTGGAATCAATGACAGGTTTTATTTTCTTACTTAGTGAGGCAGCAGCGAAATCTCCAAATGACTGAACGGCATTCAAATCTGTTATGCCACGGTCATCCAGATAAATTACATTAGAAAGTCTCTGAATGGTGTATTCAACAGCCCCAGTTTCATTCGAGAATGTCTGGAGATTCCAATCGGCATTACTGGTTCCATATAACATGTATGTTCTATTTCTGTTGAATATCGCTAATACATCAGAAGGTAGAACTTGGAATCCAGTAACTTCATCACCTGTACCGATTTCGTTAGCACCAGTAGTTAATGCCCACGTATATGGGGTTCCAGTGCTGGAATGCTGCACTGAACCTTTATCAAATGATAAGAACAGATGTTTCTTATGCGCTGTTATATGTGTAGGTGTATCAGTGGTCATCCCAGTAAAAATTGGAACCCAATACGTACCATCAAACTCAAAGGCAGTATTTACTCCATCACATCCATACATCCTGTTAGTAGTAGATGAACCGCCAAAGTTATAATTTACAAACTCGTATCTACCACTTGGACTTAACGCTGTAGTAACAACAACAGAAGTAGCATCAGACCTGGGAGATCCAGAAACCTGTAACGCATCACCAATTTGAAATGTTCCTGATACTCCCGTAAGAATATAATGTCCTGTAGCATTAGAACTGCCAAATGAACCAGTTCTCACTATTTCCCTTCGTACAACTCCAGTAGCACCAGAAATTGTTCCTGTAATAGTGTCACCTTCTGTGACTGTAGCAACACCGTTATTAAATTTTATATATTTTCCTAGATCTACTAATGTCCATCCTGTTGAGGATGACTTATACATCGCAGCAGCAGTACCACCAGCGTTATTTCTTATAGCGTATACAGTTCCGTTATAAACCCATACACCTAGGATATTCCCAGAACCAGGTACTATTGTGATATCACCTCGCGCACGTTCTTCTGCGGCTTGCGCATATGTTTCACCTAAAGCGTCAGTATCTGCACCAGACTCAACTGCTACAGATTTAACAACTGCTACAGTGGATGCACTGACCTGAATGTTCTCGCCTACTGCAAAAGTTCCTGACAATAAAGCTACAACCATGTAACCAACAGCATCATTACCAGCGTAAGAGCCGCTTTCTACTACCGAATCAACAATAAGTTCCCCTGTAGCACTAGATGTTGCCCCTGTGATTATATTGGTATCTACAGTTGCTGTTGTTCCAGCATTAAACTCAAGAATATAGTAAGCAGATTCGGATGGTTTAGTTCTGCCGTCAAACCTCTCAAACCCATCTATTCTTCTATAACCACCTTCAGCGTATACCTCATAATTCTTGCCAAAGATAAGGTTTCCTGGCTGTATAGAAAGAGCGGCATCAGTAAGGTTCTCACCCCCCTGTAATGGGAAATATTTAGCCCTTATAGATGTAGACGGAAAGCTGCTCCTTTGTACTAGATCCGCATATATATTGGTCATACAGGTACTATTGCGTCAACAGTTGAATTGATTGTTGTTTTAGCAGAACGTCTTCTTCCTTCCTGACCAGACAAGGAATGGGATTCCAATTTATCTAATAAATCCTGATATTCAGCAGAAGCTGAGAGTAAGATCTCAGGTGCTTCTTCACGCTCGGCCCACATTGTTTTAGCCCTGGCAACTACTGCCCTATGGTATTGAGATGGAATATCTGGGATATCAGTATTGGCTGCTAATGCCGTAGGAGTCTTCCAATAATCAGCAGTAATCGTATATACAGCTTCTGGTGGGGGATCTAGTATGATGTTCTCATCTGGTTGGATGATTACAAACGAAGGTATGGAGTTAGTGGCAACTCCTTGCCTGTAGTTATCCCGATAGTAAACATAATCCAAATCTTCTAAGTGGTAGTTAGTATTGGATGTGTAATCAAGATAAAAGGAATTCCTGTCCCAGACATTAAGATCTGTGGGTTTTTGTAAGGCTGGTGCGCGAGTTCCTATACTGGTAGTAGAGGAATACTGGCTCCACAGGAAATCCCAATCGTGCCATAAGGTCTGTATTTGGAAAGAAGCCGCCGCTACAGCGTCAACAATGACCTTTAACTGACCTTCCTGACTAACTACAGTAGTGGGGCCAGTACCAGATACACCGACTTCCTGTCTAACCGTTTGACATATTGTTAAAAAATTCATGCAGATTTCCTATAAGAAACTCTTTGCTTTATTATGGAATCTATAACGATTCGTGGATCTATCCTCGCCGCACACATTGATGCGCCTGTTTCCTCATCCCTAGGACATGTTTTAAATCCATTTATATGCATCTTATGGCATGGGAAACAATCGACATTTGGCTCTAGGGATATATTATTGATCCAATGTTTTGTTAAATTTTCATGTGACGAGTGACTCAATAGGCATATCTTTGGAACTGGTTCCATGCTCAATGCATTCAGTACTCCAGTTTCAGGGCCAATTACCATATCAGCTTGTTGGGAAAATGCTAACGATTGTCGTATAGACCATTTCCCACTTCTAAGATAAACCCTTTTCTCATTCTCCCATCCTGCTTCGAGTAACTTGCAGAAATGATCACCCATAGTTACCAGCTTTACGTTAGGCCACATCATTAATAACTTAGCCATAACAGCGTCCATATATGGATATGCCTTATGTACGGCACTTCCAGATAATGTAACTACAATGACTAAATGATTAGACTTAATGCGCATCTTCTTGCGCTGTTTTGTAACCCATCTTTTTTCAATAGCATCTGGATAGAACTTAGATTTAAAAACATGCGGAAGAGATGCCTTGTCATGCAATGCTTCTGAATAATTTTTATTTAATGCGGCATGCCTTTTGGTGTGACACCAATCAAACTCTTCATTCTTACCAGAGATTGCTAATAGATTCCCTTCTACAGTTCCATTCGTATTAACAAAGTCAGAAAATAACGTACTGATCTTATCCCAGTACGGCACTAATTCATCATTAGGTATCTGCTTATCGTTCTGGACTAGTAATTCATCGACATTGGGATCTTCCTTCAAAAGATCTAATCCAGTTTCAGTAACATTTACGCATACCGTTTTACCCTGCTTTTTAAGCAACGGATACATGGATGAGCATTGGATAACATCTCCAAATCCACCATATCTAGATATACATACAGAGTTCTCCCCCCTGTTACCACCCAACTCTTTATCTGTTAAATCCTTCCAGTTTCCTTCAGGAACAACAGTTATTTTCATGTGACCTTATATCTACTCCAATCTATACCAGGACCGTAATTAAGACCTTTATACTTAGTCGCGCTATTCTGAGGCACATACGGTGGATCTTGTTTATATTGGAGCATTTCGTCCAACTGCACATGTAATTCGTGTTTGTTGTTACCAGCCATTAACTTAGAAGCAACACTCAATAATGAATTATTATCCTGTATAAGACTTCTAGCACCAGCACTATGCAAGTCACTCAGAAGGCCACCATCCTGACTCTCCATATTGCTGGATAAACTCCTAACCCATACACCATATTTGTTATCCACATAACTGGGTAAATGGTTATATTTATCCTTATTACTCTTCCACAACTTGTAATAAGAATTTATCTTTTGCTTAACTAATCCAGTATTCTGAGTCATTTTAAAAGGGCTGATTATCTGTATCTTGTGAGGTATCTATAGCACCAACCATTCCTGATATACCGTAATCAGGCTCTATCTCAACACCAGTAATAGTTGCGTCCGTTACAGTAGAAGAAGTTCCAGTTAATGATGCAACTGCAACAGTTTTCGGTCCGATATATTTTTCCTTGAGCGCAAGGTTCTTTTCATCCTGAGATAAATTCTGATCATACTCATCTTCATCTTCAGTCAACTTCTGCTTTATAACCTCTACATCCATATTGAAATGGTATGACATCTTGTCCATAAAGTAATCATATGCAGAAGTTTTTGTATTGTAATCTGGGAGATTGCCCAATGTTACTTTAGCAGCTTGATTTATAAGATCTCCATTTTGCGAGAGTTCAAGCCTTTGAGTTTTAGTAAAAACAGCACCGCTTTCATACATAGATGTAAGAGTCGGAACCTCCCATCCTGAATTTGGATCTGTGGTTGTTTTATGGCCCCAACCAAGTACCCCCGTGTATCTAGTGGGATAACCTAAAGCTATATCCAAATCCCTTAATACTTCAATAGCTAGTAAATCAAATTTATCTTCATCCATTGGTGTACCTAAAATGAGTTGATTCACCACTATACGGGTGATATTCCCATCCATAATTTGGAGCTTCGGTCTGCAACCAAGACCTCTCTTCTTGAGTTAATTTACTAAATGAAACATCAAATGCTTTACCCTGCATGTGTAATGATGTATCAGATGACCCCTTCAATGCGCTGTTATGACGACCGCTTCTATATGCGCTTTCTAATGGGATATCCTTTCCAAACTTGCTTCTAAATCCACCATTAAATGATAAGAAATCATTAGCAGCATCAGGTTCCAATAAAGCCCTGTTCTGATACCAGGGCGGTGCATCATTTAAATTCTTTACTGTTGAATCGGATAAGTTATAGGTACCCACATCAACAAGATCCTCTTCCTGATATTCACCAGGGGCTGAAGCATCCGACATATTAAGTCTCATAACTTCATCATTAATCCATTCTTCAGGAAATCCGGCTTTGCTCATCTTAGTGATTCTATCGCGATTAAAATCTACATCAAACTGCTTTTCACTAAATGATTCAGCAACCTTTTTAGGTTTTGTTCTGGCATCGCGTATCTGATCCTGGAATTTAGGCTTGTCATCTAGCCAGGTTTTTAAGCTTTCTATATCACCATGCTTATTAACGGTTTCCTCATTTAACTCAGCCCACCATCTGTGATCTGATGGATCAAAACGACTGCCTGTTAAATCTCCACTCCTGCCCCAAGGCTTATTTCTAAGATCATACTCGAATAGTTCGTCAGAAACATTTATAGGTTTCTGATGCTGGGGTGGTGGTTTAAATAAGGACATTATTACCTAATCGAACCAGTTAAATGAACCATCTTAAAGCCCCAAGGGGAAGGGTTCATCTCACCCATATCAACATATCCTGCTTCGATCTGCTCTTGGGAAGCAACGATCTCGCCATATGCAGCAGATGAGCATACGGTAGAGGATTTATCCATATCCCGCTCTTTATTAGCTGACTTATTTTCTTTTACTGCCATGAAACCTCCAAAAAGAAAGGGGGGCAAAAGCCCCCCTATCAATGTTGTGGGCTATGGAATCAAGCTTTACCGTCTACTTTCATTCCACCACCAATGCTCTGGCTCGGACCAACACCTTGCGGCTTCTGATCTTTACCTTTGCTGGATAGCCCAAGAGACTCTTTAGAGTCGGTAATCTTCTGATGAGCAGTAAGACCGCTCTGAAGACCAACACTTGGTTTTGGGTCATGCATATATCACCCCCTATGCTGCCGAATCCCACATTACTACGCGGGACTCTGCTGCGGTTGTGTGAACAAGACCTGCACCACCTAAGTAGTACCAAGCGATACCTCTGGCACGACCAAAGTCAGTCGGGATTTTACCCCGAACTTCTTCTGGAATAGCAACTGCTTCTGCTACGGTGTCTGCACCAAGAAACATCACCCAATCCGACTTGCCGTTTGTCCATGCACCAGCGGGAGTACCCATACCAGTGGAGGAACCTCCCTTGGCTCGATACGTCTGCTCGATGAAACGGACACCTTCGAAACGACCAGTTTCACCATTACGGATCATCTGGAACCCGGATTCGACATACTGATGGATCGTTTCCAGATTGTTCTTCAGGGTACGGTACGTGGTGGGCCACGCAATAGCGAAATAATCGTCACCTTCATAGGCTGGGATATTGCGCTCTTTCATTACATCAACAATAGCTTTGATGTGATCTTTGCCCAACGCGACGTTATTAGTCGTGGTGGTTGCTCCGTTAGTTGTTAATACAACAGCATCAGTTGCCGTTGCAGAAGCAACACGTAGCTTGCAAGTATCGAATTGGTCAGCGACCATAGTATCCAATACTGAAGCAGCATCGATCTTCAAGACCTTGTGAATGATTTCCTTTACCGGGTGTTCGGAAAGGTCGTCCAACTTATTTGTGTAAGGAATCGAATTACCACGTTCGGTAATTGTCATCGTACCTTGCGTAATCGTGAAGTTGGTTTCGGGAATTGCAGTGTTTTCAGTCAACGCCGCACCTGCGGTTGCAATGGTTGAATATACATTCCAATGGAAGGTATCACCTTTATGCAAACCTTGATGAGCCGCATCCTTTACGTCTGCGAATTGACGAAACTTCACAATTGGTCGCAGGGCAAGACGGAGTTCCTTAGACAGATTGAGGGAGTACATGTAACCACCAAGGTTACTTGTTCCCCATACTTGTCCAGCCATCTTATTCTCCTAAGACTTTGTGTAGTTATGAAATGATCAAGCAGGTTGATGCCGTGCTTGTTTCATTTCGGCTATGATATCTGAATAAGAGTCATGCTCTGGTTCATCTTCTCCAATAGAGGATTTAATGTTCCTTGGCGTAACCTCATCCATCGCCTGCTTACGTTCTTCACGCACATTCTGTTTCTTCCCGCCTAAGTTATCCACGTATTGAAATAACCAAGCACGTGCATATTCAGCACATTCTTGCATTATTTCCCACGGATCTCTGGTAGGGTCAGCGTTATACAACTCTGCAGACTTGGCATCAGCAACGGCTAACAATGATTCATCAGCTACGATATCAGGATATTCCTCATGGAATTTTCCAACAGCTTCTTTACGTAGATCTTCATAGTCCCGTATATGTGCCTGACGTTCCTCTTCCCGCATTTCAGATTTAGTTCTAGCGATAATGTCATCGACATTAACATTAGGTGTACTAGATCGTTCTGCGGCACGGATCTGTTTTAGCAATTGAGTGGCTTGCTTTTCATCACCTTGAAAAAGAGCATCGTGATATTGACCGTATAGATCCTCATTCGCGTCCGTAATGGGTGGCGATACTGGTGAGGCGTCTTGCGATGGCCTCGATTGTGCTTCAAGTCTCGACTTATAGTCGTGAAGCCTCCGCTCCCAATCAGCAAGTTGATTTGCTTTGGTAGCGGCTTCCTGCAACCTCTGGTCAGCAGAGGAATTCTTTTGGTACTTGGCAATAATTTCCTCGTAAGGAATCTCTTGCTCGATACCGTTTACTTTGGCAATTGCGTACCACTGTCCGTCACGTTCTGACAAAGGGCTATTAACAAGCTCGACAACTTCTTCGGGTTCATCAATTGCACCTTCCTCTTCAAGAATTAATCTCTCACGTTCTAGAGCTATACGCTCTGACTCGGTATCTCGGTAAAGTTCTTTTTCCTCAGTAATCTCTTTTGTTTCCTGCTCAGAGATTTCTTCAGAATCTTCTGGAGCCTCGGAAACGTCCTGTTGGATGGCTTCTTCTTGGCTTGACATAATTAACTCCTAATCTATTTCTTCAAGTACTTCCTCTGCGTGTTTTGCTTGGTTCAATGCCTGTTCTATCCATTGAATGAATAGTTCTGGCACCCTAGCGCGAAATTGGAGTTCCCTAATTGCTTCGGCATCATCAGGATTAACGGACATCCATGACTCAAAAGCCTCACTACGTGATTTAACAGCCCGTCCATTCAAATACCTACCAACAGGGCTACTCCAAAATTCTTTTATCTGTTTACCAAGATTGATCTCAGCAAACAGCAAATCTGTTTCTTCTGGCATTACTTAAATAAGTACCAAACGATAAATGTTATGGCTGTAAGGTCTACACATATAGACCAAGCTAAATAAGCTCTGAATAGGTACGGGAAGCACCAGCGAATATGTTTCATTTTTCATCAATGTTCCGCGCCTTGTACCATCCCATATTGATCGTTCATAAGAACTTCACTCATCATTTTACCTTCTTCATCTATACCTATTTTTGGTTCAGCCATTAACATATTGTGAACTAACGCTTCTTTCTGAAGCAGTAATTCACCCCTTGCTATATCGTTCTTTTCTGCCTTGATTCTGGCATTAATAACATCCAACTGCTGACGCAATTTTGCAACCGCTTCAGTGGAATCTATCTTCTGCTTGGCGATTACAGCATCAGACATTGCTCTGGTTTGTGCAGTCTGACTATCGCTCTGGGCTTTAATCTGAGCGACTGCGATCTTGGCTTGCGCATCGATCTGTTTAGCAGCACCCTGATCTGTAAGCTGTTGCAGTACCTGTTCCATCTGCTCAAGTCTGGCGGCAAGATCCTCAAGCACAGGAGCCTGATCTTCAGAGAAGAATCTCTGTGAATCCTTATAACCTAATGCGCCAAAAACTTCTTTAGATACTTCCTTCTGATCAATTATATTTATGATATCTGGATCTATTTCAGCCATAGTCCGTATACCAAGAAGTAATCTATCTATTTTCTTAACTGGATCGGTTGCTCCGATACCTACGTTAACACTAACAGTCATTTCATTCCTGAGTAGATCATCGGTATCTTCATCAATTCCAAATCGATCATAGATGGTAGCTTCGCCTTCTGTCTCTTCCTGCTCCATCGCGGCAGTATTAACAGCTACGTTAAGCGCAACTTCATCTGTTTCGTAATACTGTTCTAATCTAACTAATTGTCTTAAAACAGGTTCTACCCATGTTTCAGCAAATGTTCTAAGCATGTACTCCATCTGTTGGTTAGCACCAGCCGTAAGCATTTCCATGCCACCAACAGTTTCATTTAAGGCTCTGTTTGTCTGGACAGTAGATTGTGAGAAATTGCCTGATATCTCATCAAAATCTACATTTAATCTATCCTGTTCGGCATAACTGGATTGTGTTACATCAGGTGTATTAACAACTTGAACATCCCTAGTGGGATCGTCCATCATTACTGAACCACCCGGCACGCTCCTTTTTAACGCATGAATATCAATATTTGCGCTTCGCCTAATGTGATATCTTTTGTTAAGAACAAGAGAAACATTATCTGATCTCTGGTTGGCTAAATCATTAACTGCAGATTGCAGATCTTGAGACATCTCAACGAGCGATGTTGGAAATGTTTTATGTGCCTCAAGTATCGCGCACCCCATCGTATATGGACGTTCGCCATTTCTAAGATGAGGATATAATTCTGTAAGAGGTTTAGGGTCAGTCAACAGGAACTGCGTGCCTGCAGTGTAATAACACCAATCCTTACCATTCTTTCTAATAATATTCTTATGGATAAAAACAGTAGTAAATTCAGATAAGTCTTTTCTATTTACTTTAGGATCTATCCTGTTACCTGATCTAGTTTGACGGGTAGAATCAAATTCATTCTTGGATGTAGTTTCTATTAACTGATCTAGTGTTAGTGACTTCCACTTCGGATCACCAGTTTTAGGATCTACTTCCTTCATCTTCTCCAGAACATCCTGAAGATACATTGGAATTATTTCAATAACATACGGGGAGGAGTCAACAGGGTTCCACCAATCAGAAGCTGAATCAATTCTTAAATTCTCTGATGCAATTAATCTGACAACTGGATTATCCTTAATTATCTCTACTTCTTCTGATTTCTCCGTAGCTTCTGTGCCATCTTCATTTAATATTGGCGCACCATCAGCATCTAATACTGGATTTTCTGATGTGACCTTTTTTTCCTGGTATTCCCAATATTGATGAGAACATACAACACCGAATACCAATGCTTCCTGATAAGCAGCTATTAAAGTTTGGAACCAAGGTATAGTCTTGGTCAGCCTGTACTGAAGTAGATGCTTCAATACCCATGCTGAATCCCGTTGAACTGGATCTGAATCATTTTCAGGTCTTACATCAATAACATCCTGCGTACTAAAAAAAGCAGCCGCAGCAGCGGCTTCATTTGTGCGTATCGATGCTCGTGTTTTTGGTCTAAATAAACGAGAACGATGCTGGTACGTCTGAGAGTTATATTTAGATCCTGAAGGATGCTGAGATCGAAATAAAGAAATATTTCTTTCCCATTGCTTCCTATAATTGCTATCTAAATAAGATGTAGATGACTCATAGGCTCTACGAGCCAGTTCAAGCCACGGTGAGGATTCCTTTACGGCTCCTTCCAATGGAACTTTATCTTGTTCGCTCATGTGTCAAATGCCACTTCACCAATTACGTTGCGGTCCAGAATCTCAAGCTCATCTTCGTTAGCTTTTCCTCTGGAGACTCTAGCTCTTTCTAGAAGTTCACCAGCCCAGCGCATTACATTCCTATACTCTGGATCGATATCAGTAACCCTGATCCACATTCCGTATCTAGCGGAAAGATGTCCATTCCATATGGCAAGCATAGAATAATCATTACTTGGCCCAACCATCCACGCATGACCAGGATAATGTTTATCTAATGTATCAGCGACATTCTTAACTAATGAAACGACTGTCGCCTCTTTCATCATGCTCCGTTTGTGGGCATCAAGAATTATTTCTGTCATTTTATAAACTGGACAATAACGGCTATAACTACGATGACTCCTACAGCAATCCAAAACTTAGGTTTAGACATAAACATAGCTTTTAATTTTTCCATTTCTACCTCTTCTTTCCATAGGGTTGTTTGGGGTGTTCACTAAACTTACGACCATTAGAGAATACATAAACAGGAATAACTGGCTCTGGTCCTGCAGCTTTTTCAACATGTTCGCGCCAATTAGACACGCGGATTACTGGTTGTTTTAATTCAGCCATTAGTGCAATACTATTTTTTCTGGTGCATCATATTTGTGTAATGCTAGAGCTTGCGAAGCAATCGCAGAAAATGTCCTAGCAAGGGCTTGTGTCATTTCGAGGTGACGTAAATCATCTTTATTTACATCAATGAAATGGGATAGAAACTCTACAGCAAGTTCCTCTGGTCCTTCATCAAGAAGATTATTCATATTAATAGGCCGCTACTACATCTGGTTCTAAATCATCTGGAAAAATAATCTGCGGAGGAGCAGCTTCTATATCGTATATCCGTGACATTGCGTCTAACATGTCAACGTGAACAGCAGGGAATAAGTTGTATTCGTTATCAATCATTTTCTGGGTAACGTCATAAACCTTTCCCACTTCATCTTTTTGGCGGATTGGTTTTTGTATTAACTGCGCATCACCACGTTCAAACGCTTTCTTTTGATCGCTTGTTATACGATCATCAGATGGAGCTAAAAAGAAACGCCAGTTCTCGAAGTCTGGCTGTAGTCTTTGCACCCTGTCCCGCTTAGATCCCGGACCTTCCCTAGGCCAGTTAAGTTCCTCGATGGGAAAGTAATCACCTGTTATCTTCATCATCTCGGTGAAGTGTTCGATGTCGGAATCTTTTCCGTACCGTTCATATCCAACTTTTACTACCTGAATGCCTGTATTTCGCAACCACTTCCTACGAAACTTAACCAAGGCTTCCCATCTTTCTTTAAGATTAAGCCGATGGCACAGACCGTCTAAGAAGTATTTGTTGTATTGATTATCAACACCTATGACTGCTATGGCAGTTCTATCAGATGACGATTTTTTTGAGTGGGCAGGATCGCAAAGAATATATATATTCAACACCCTAGGTCGAAGTTCTACTCTCCTTATCCATTCTGGCTTAAATACTTGATCAGATCCTGCGATTGGATTCTGAAGCATCTGACAAGCCAAAACATACTGACCCATCGAGGATTTCTTTTCTGACCATTCGCTTTCAGTAAAGAAAACTGGGTTGCCACTGGGAGTACCATCCTCAGTAGCTGGGTATATTCGGGTCTTAATACCCCTCTCGATTAATTCCCTATAGGTATCAGCGAAGTTATATCGTGTACCTATATACCACTGTCTATTTACAACTCCAGCCAGGTTCTGACTGAGGTCTAATGCCTCAGTTGTCTTTTCAATCTGGTCTGGGGTGTTAACTGAATCCCGCGTTACGACATCGTCGTATATTCTTAAATCATAGTGTCGTGAGATGGGCTGACCATCTACTAACCCCCACGCTTCTACTGTAGATTCTTTAGGATTAGATGTTCTTTTTACAATGATCCCTGAATCTTCTGACCACTGTGGAGAGTCCTGTCTAGGATTTGGATAGCATATATCTGGATATAACTGCCTTAACCATTCATTGACTTCGAATTCACGCTTAATCTGCTTTAAAAACCCTTTCGCTATAGGTCGCGTGTGGGAGAAAATTCCAACAGTTATATTCGGATTTTTTAATATCTCCTGAATAGTTCCAGCATACGTAATCAGGGTAGATTTGTAATGCCCTCTAGCCCATAGATCTAAAACTTTATCTGGGTGTGACTCAACCTCTCTGCATCTATCGTAAATCCAGGGATGTACTGCATCCTTTCTCCCAAGAATACATACAAGAAGAAACCACCTGTCGTTCTTTGCAAGCTCTTTAATTAATTCCGCATTATAGTTTTTAGCATCTAAAACATTCTTATAGAAAGTTCCGGCCTGTTGTAGCGTTGCAGTAGGTAGGTAATTATTTGCCTTGTCAATAAACTGATCAACATTCATGGAGAAGGTCCAATAACATCTGGAAGTTTTATCCCATGCCTATCCAGTATCTCCAACAATCCCATCTGTAATTCATACATTGCTGGAATGCTTTCAAATGCAATTAACTGACGTTGCATATCATTTATTTTTCCTAACGCAAACTCTACTTCTTTAAATGCTACCTGCCATCTTAAAACCTCTTTATTTAGGAAGCTGCTTCCATCAGTAGAATTTATCCAATCCTTATCTTGAGTCGTTCTAGGAGTTATATACCCAACGTATTCATCATATGTATTCGGAGTATTGCTTCTAGGCAAAGAAAGAAATTCATCCATATTCACTCTAGACCACCGATGAACCTCTTTCATATCATGCGTTACACCAAGCTCATCAGTCCATTCACCGCTTAAATAATTAAGTTGTGCCTGACTGAAGTTTGATTGTCGCTTGTTTAACTCTGGTTCCCACTGATCGAGCTTTTTTTGAGATATCTGAATAGATTCATTAACATTATTAAGAAACCTTCCTAGATACCTTTGGGCATTATCAATGTGCTTTTTATTTTTTATAGCCCCATCTTCCTCTTTTAAGGCAACCTTGTAATCTTCATACCTATCCAATAATTCCTCTGCATCCATAAGATTAAGGAATTTGGTTATAGTCCCAGCTTGCTCTAACCCTTCCAAGGTAAGGGGATTATTTTTACCAAGGCCATGAGAACGAAGGAAATCAATAATGGGGCCGGATACCATCGCTGGAGTATTTTTATTCAGGTAACCAGCAAACCTTTCAATCATATAACTTGTTTGGTGAGCTAGTTCATGTCTTACAACATTTTTATACCCAGGTTTATGATCCATATAACCGGGATATTTTTCATTTGTAAAAGCCCCCGGCATAATAAAGACTTTGCTGTCTCTGTAGTAACCAGCTTCCTGCTTTGGATCTAATGCAAAATAAGGATCACCTATATGCGGAACATCAGGTCTAACCAAATGCCCCTTCTTATGTTGATAAGAAACACCAAACTTCATAGGGTCGCCAGCCCATTTACCTAGATAACCTCGTTTTTGCAAATCAACTCGCAAGCTACGGTGTCGCGGGCTGGAAGTTCCAGTGTAAAGCCCCATCAATTGGACTTTATGATTCAATGCCCACAGGTCGTCGTTTATTCCAGTAAGACCTACTGAGAGCTTGGAAGCTGGTCGAACCATTTCAAGCCTGTCTAAGTTATCAAGAACAGATGAGTAACTAGATCTGCTTCTAGGTTCTAAACCAAATTCAACGAGGAACTCAGTATCAGCAAGACTTTTTACAGATTGGTAATCAGCATATTTTTTTGCTTCTATAGTATTTGGATTTAATTGGCGAATCTGTGTAAGCCTATTCATAATCCCTTGCATATTTGCTTTGTATTCTTCGTCAGTACTGATTTTGGCGTTGACAATTATCGCCTTTTCCTGCTTTTTAACAGCCCCGGATTTGAAGGTTGAATTCTTTGCGAGATTCTTTGCTTGCTTGCTGAATGTTTGACCAGAGCCAGCCTCTACCGCATCCATGCTAGTTCCGCCACCGGATGAGCCAGATCCTAGTAAGCCACCCCCACCTAAACCTGGATGGCCTTCATTGTCTTCCATTTAGTAGCCTCGTTTGGCCTTCTTCATTGGCTTTCCAATCTTGGCTGCATATTTCTTAGCTGCTTTCTTTCCCTTTGCTGTATAAGAAAATTTTTTATTTCCGACTTTTGGCATTGATCATTGTCCTTTATTTAATGGCGCGATTTCTTCTGCGTAACATGACCCGTTTATTACCAGCACTGTTATCCCTGGGATTGCCATTTACGTGATGGATATCCCTTTTATCCCCTTTTTTAACTCTTCCAGCCTTAATAGCAGATCTCCTGGCTTTATTTCTACCAGCTCTATCTTTCTTAGCTTTAGTAGATGAGTGAAATTTTCGATATTCAGCACGGTAATTTCTCGGCTTCTTATGCCTGTAACCACTGGGGCTTTGAGAAGTCAGTAAACCCGGCATTTATCCTACCCCTAAATAATAATTAAAATAAAGTACCAGCCCAATTGGGATGCCGATAATTAAAAGAATCATGCAAATTGGAAATATATATTCCCTTTTTTGAAAAGCAGAATCACTGTCCATTAGTGTGGGTATTTAGACAGATCCTCATCGCTAAACATCTTTGATAAATGTTTAATTCTGTCAGATACGTTATAAACGAACCAAAATGGGAATAAACCATGAATCAAGGCAGTAATAGACAGCCTCATCAATATGAACGACAGGCTCCACGCAAACTTGCAATGCCTGAACCAGCTTAAATTCTCATCTCTCAGATGGCTCATTAACAATTCTCACATATACAATCTTCACAATTGCCATCGTCGGTGCATTCACAATTAGCTATAAGGCAGTCATCGCATGTGCAAGGGACAGATTCATAATCAGACATATTAGAAATCCGCCGTTACTTTAAAACCAGCATATGGCTGTTTTTGACCAGTATTGCCTACAGTTTTAGATCCACCCCAGGGAGAAATTCTAAACGTGGTG